GCCAAGAAGTGAAACCGCGCCCGTACCAACAGGATGCCATCGACACGATCATCGCGGAGTGCGGCAAGGTCCGCTCCACGCTGCTCGTGCTCCCGACCGGGTGCGGCAAGACGGTCGTGTTCTCGCACGTCATCCGGGACTACCCCAAGCCCGGCAGGTGGCTCGTGCTGGCGCACCGCGAGGAACTGATCCGCCAAGCAGCGAACAAGATCGAGGCCATCACCGGCGAGCCGCCCGACATCGAGATGGCCAACGAGCGTGCCGACCTACACATGTGGAGCAAGTCGAAGGTGGTTGTCGCCACGGTGCAGACCCTCTGCCGTGGTCGAATGAAGCGGTTCGACTGGCGGGAGTTTGCCGGGATCATCACCGACGAGGCACACCACGCGACAGCAGACAGCTACCAGAAGGTCTACAAGCACGCCAAGAGCGAGAACCCCGACATCAGGCACATCGGCGTCACCGCCACACCCGACCGCTCAGACGAGGCGGCACTTGGACACATCTTCGAGTCCGTCGCCTACACCTACGACCTTGTGGACGCCATCAACGACGGCTATCTCGTGGACGTGAAGGCCCACAGCGTCGAGGTTGACGGGCTCGACTTCTCCAAGATCCGCACCACAGCCGGCGACCTGAACGGGCGCGACCTGGCCGAAGTGATGGAGTACGAGGAAAACCTGCACAAGATCGCACAGCCCACTCTCAAGCTGGCCATGTACCGCAAGACTCTGGTGTTCGCGGCGTCGCTCGCTCATGCCGAACGACTCTGCGAAATCTTCAACCGCTACCGCCCCGGATCGTCACGCTGGTTCTCGGGCGAGACTCCCAAGGACGAGCGACGACTCATGCTCGCGGACTTCGCGGCGGGCGTGGACGGGTTCCAGTTCCTTATCAACGTCGGCGTGCTCACCGAGGGGTACGACGAGCCGACCATCGAGATGATCGTGATGGGTCGGGCGACCAAGAGCCGGGCGCTCTACTCGCAGATGGTTGGACGCGGCACTCGCACGCTCCCCGGCGTGATTGACGGGATCGACGAACCCGAGGCTCGACGCGCCGCAATCGCCAGCAGCGACAAGCCCGACCTGCTCGTGCTCGACTTCGTCGGCAACTCCGGCACCCACAAGCTGGTAACGAGCGCCGACATCTTGGGCGGCACCTACCCCGACGACGTGGTGGCGCGTGCCAAGGCCGAGATGACCAAGACCACCGGCCAGAAGGCCGCGAACGTGCAGGAATCGCTCCGCAAGGCCGAGCGGGACATTCATGCGGACAAGGAACGGGAGGCCGCCAAGCGTCGCAACGTCAAGGCGACCGCGAGTTACAAGGTGTCGGCGGTCGATCCGTTCGACATCTTCGGCATCGAGCCGCCACGCGTTCAGAACATGCAGAAGGGCCAGCCCATCACGGACGCCCAGCGCAAGGTGCTGGAGGGTGCCGGAATCGCCACCGACGGCATGATGCGTGACGCGGCGGGCAAGTTGTGTCAGGAGATTTTCGCTCGTCGCGCCAATGGCCAATGCACGTTCAAGCAGGCGCGGCTTTTGAAAAAGCACGGGTATGACACATCGGCGACGTTCGCCGAGGCACGAGTCATCATCGACGCTCTGGCCGCGAACAACTGGAGGCGTCCCAACGAAGCGCCCGACCGGGCGTGGACAGCGGTGGGTGGAACGCAATGACATGGCCACCGCCCGACGCCAAGCCGCTCGTGAAGGTCAGGCCCGGACAGATCGTGTTCCTCCGGGCGAAGGTGATCGGGACCACCAGCGACGGAGTTGCCCTGCAGCTCGTGACCAAGGCGGGGCTGGCCAGTGAATACGCGACTCGATACGTGAACGAGGATCAGATCGTGACCATGGCCGAGGCCATCAAAGCAGTGAAGGGATAACCATGCCACTCCCCCCCGGATACATCCGAGTCAGCAAGCGGCGACTGTGCCCCATCTGCCGGCACCCCGACTGGTGCCTCATCTCCACCGACGGAACCACCGCCGTGTGTACGCGCACGCCGTCAGATCGGAAGTTTGGCAACAAAGACTCCGGGTACATCCACCGACTGGCAGACCCCGTCGTCGTTGCCCAGCCGATCCGCAAGCCGCCGCCGAGCAAGAGCTACATCGCGTGGAACACCGACGCGCTCACGCACGAGAAGTACCTCACGCCCGATCAAATGGCCTTCTGTGCCCGCGACCTTGGAGTCACCAGTCATTCGCTCTGGCGGCTCTGCATGGGGTGGAGTAGTGCAGCGCGTGCCTACACGTTCCCCATGAGCGACGGCAAGGAGTGCATCGGCATCAGGCTCCGTCGGCCAGAAGGTCCCAAGTTCGCCGTCACTGGCAGCAGCAACGGCCTGTTCATTCCCCGCAACCTCACCGGCGAGGGGCCACTGCTCATTGTTGAAGGGCCGACCGACACCGCCGCGATGCTCGATCTCAACTTCGACGTGATCGGACGACCATCGTGCTCCGCATGCGTGGACATGACCGTCGCCTACTGCGAGGGCCGCGACGTGGTGATCGTCGGAGACTACGACGAGCAGAAGAAGCGACCCGACGGCACGGTCTACTACCCCGGCCAGGAGGGCGCCGAAGTGCTCGCCAACGCACTGCTCGGAAAGGCCCGGTCGGTGAAGCTGATCTATCCGCCGGCGGGGATCAAGGACTCGCGTGCCTGGAAGAACGCAGGAGCAACCGAGGGCGTGGTTCGCGCGATGATCCAGGCAGCGGCTTACTTCGGAAGGAAAGTAGCATGAGCGAACCACTCACTGTCGAAGAGTTCGCCAAGAAGTACGGCAAGAAGAAGGGCCGAAACAAGTACAACGTCTCCAAGCCCGAGGCCCGCACCTACGCAGGCAAGGTCTACGACTCCAAGGCAGAGATGCTCTACGCACAGTGCTTGTGGGAACGGCTCAGAGCTGCCGATCTTCTCGAAGTCGTTGAGCAACCCCGCATCTATCTCGGCGTCATCGAAAATATCTATGTGCCCGACTTCCTAGTCATAACCCCACGCGAATCGTACTACGTGGACGTGAAGGGAGTCGAGACTCCGCAGTTCAAGAAGGTCAAGAAACTCTGGGCGGCATACGGACGGCTGCCCCTCAAAATCGTCACGCTGAAAGGGCAAATATTTCACGTAAACGAAATCATCCTCCCGCCGAGCCGGTGAGCGTCACCGTCATGGCGTTCTATCCCCACGCCATGCCCGACGGACGACCGGCTCCCACCCTGCTCACCGCCAAGGAAGCCGTCGCGTTCCTGCGACTTGACACCACGTCACGGAAGAACCCCGACAAGTCGCTCCAGTTCTATCGAGACAACGGCGAGCTCGAGTTCATCAGGCTCGGACGCGACGCCATGTACCCGCTCGAGGCACTTCTCAAGTTCCTCAAGAACAGGACTCACGCAGCATGAAGACCATCGCCACCAGCAAGCTGTTCACGGGATCCATTCTCGACGAGCAGCTCAAGCTCGAAGAGAGCGCCATCCAGGATGGGGTGGCGAGGTACAACCGGCTTGCCAACGAAGCCATCAAGCGTGGCGACGGGGCGAGCCTCAAGCCCGCCGAGCGATTGTTGCTGTTCTGGTATCAACCGCTCGTGGATGCCATCGCTGCCGAGCAAAGGTCGGTCGGAGTCGGAACCCCGCAAGTTGGGGCCAACCTGTGGGGGCCTGTCTTCTGCCAGATCCAACCCGAAAAGCTCGCGGTCATCGCACTCCACGAGATGATCGGCGGCTGCATGGCCCAGCCCGACGGCGTTCCCCGCGTGGAAATGGCCAACAACATCGGTCGCGCCGTCATCGCCGAGATCAACATGATCCGCATGAAGGAGCAGGACGCCGTGACCCGCGAGCGGCGCGACAACCGACTCGCGGCAGGCGAGGACAAGAAGACCGTGTACGCTCAGGAGCGGGAATCACTTGAAGACTTGACGCGGCGGTTTCGCTCAACGTCGCCCGGCCGCGTCAACTGGTGGGCCAAGAAGACGCTCAACGACCCATACTGGGACCGTCGCGTATGCACGCAGGTCGGTGCGAGGCTCGTGTATTTGGTGCATGAGAACTGTGGAATCCCGACCGACGACGGCTCGTTCCAGCTCGCGTTCCACCGCGACCACAAGGCGAAGGGACGCAAGCAGAAGGGTACCGTCAGACTCGATCGGCGTGCAATCGACGTGATCGACCAGGGGCACGAAATCAGGCAGTTCATGCGGCCCAGATTCCTTCCGATGCTCGTGCCGCCCTACCCGTGGTCACGCGAGGCACAGGGCGGCTACATCAAGACCCGCACGCCGTTCGTCAGCAAGCCCACTCGAGAGCAGAAAGATGCACTGGAGGCCGCCGATCTCACGCAGGTGTACGAAGCGCTCACCGCCATCAGTGAGGTCGGCTGGAGGATCAACCGCAAGGTGCTGAACGTGGTCCGAGAAATCTGGGCCACCGGAGGCGGCGAAATGGGCGTTCCGCACCGGTCTAATCTGCCGGCCGAGCCCAAGCCAGTCGGGTACGACCAGTCACGGCCCAAGAGTCAGCGGTGGGCGGGCGTGCCCGAAGAAGCCAAGCGTGCCCACAAGCGGCGCTCGGCCGAGATTATCGCCGAGAACATCCACCGTGTTTCCACTCGTCAGGAGTTCCTGTCGAAGCTCAACATCGCCGATCGGTTTGCCGACGAGGACGCGATCTACTTCCCGCACCAGTTCGATTTCCGGGGCCGTGCCTACGCAATTCCGATCCACCTGAACCACCAAGGCGACGACGTGTGCCGCGGGCTGCTCGAGTTCGCGGAGGCGAAGACCCCCGGCATTGACGGCTTGCGGTGTCTCAAGATCCACGCCGCCAGCGTGTACGGCGTTGACGATGTCGGGTTCGACGACCGCGTGCGGTGGGTGGACGCCCACTGGAAGCAGATCATGGACTCGGCAGACAACCCGCTCGAGTGCGAGTTCTGGACTCACGCAGACGAGAGCGTGTCTGGTTCGCGCGACGGCAAGCCGTGGCAGTTCCTTGCCGCGTGCATGGCACTGGCGGACCCTGACGGGGCCGGCGCCAGACTCCCGCTCCACAGCGACGGAACGGCCAACGGGCTCCAGCACTACACGGCCATGGGGCGAGACGAGCGGGCCGCGAAGTCGGTGAACATGCTCCCGGCCAACAAGCCCGAGAGCGTGTACGTTGACATCGCCGCCGAGGTTGATCCGATCGTGCGGCTTGACTCAGCGACCAATCCGACAGCTGCAATGCTCATCGAACGGGTAGGCAAGATCAGGAAGCCTGAATGCAAGACCCCGATCATGACGACCGTGTACGGAGTCACCGACTACGGCGCCAACGAGCAGACCCGCGCGGCACTTGCAAAGCGTGGACTCGAGGGCGACGAGCTGTTCCACGCTTCGCTGTACCTGTCAAAGGTGATTCTCGGAGGAATCGGCACCGTCTGCGAGCGTGCGGTGGCCATCATGCAGTGGATTCGCACGTGTGCAACGCTCATCACCAGCAAGAACCGAACGTTCACCGTGACGAGTCCGATCGGGTTCCCCGTGGTGTTGCGCGACCGCAACCTCAAGAAGTTCAGGGTCCACACTGTTCTCGGTGAGATCGTGCTGGTTGCGGATGACGCAACTGCGCCCATCAACAAGACCGCCCAGGTCAATGGATCGGCCCCGGACGTGATCCACTCGATCGACGCCGCGCACATGATGATGATGGCGATTGCTTGCAAGTCCAAGGGCATCACCACCGCCTTCGTGCACGACGCCTACTGGACCCACGCGGCGACTTATCGAGAGATGAACCGCGAGCTTCGTGTCCAGTTCGTGAAACTCCACTCGCGCGACCTGCTCGCCGAGATGGTCGCCGAGTGGTGGTCGCTGCACCCCGACATCGAGTTTCCAGACCCGCCATCGCGCGGCTCACTCGACATCAACCAGGTGATCGACGCCCCGTACTTCTTCCACTGACATGTAACCATATGGTTACGTGTCAATGCCGCCACCAAATAACCATCCGGGCAATGATGATGAAGCGACCCCGATACATTTTTGTGCTGTTTTCGTCACCTTTGGTGCCGAATACGGGCTCGCGTTGGCTGCGATTCAAGCGACGCGCCATCCTGTGGCTCGTGAGCGTGTTCTCGCGGTCGCCGATCGTTCACTGTGCCGTCGAGTACGACGGCCGGATCATAAACCCGTCACTTACCGGAACGAGCACCCACGACGCCGACACGGTCAGGTGGGCATTCTCGTGGTCGATTGAAGTGCCCGGAGTGGCCGATCTGGACTCGCACATCGAGGATCCTCCACGCCCAAAGAACATCATCGGCTCACTCATGCGGTGGCTCATGCACGGACGCTGGCCATCTCATGATTGCGTCACGATCACATCGTCGCTACTCATGTCGGCCGGGGTAGTGGTACCGAGACGTATCACTACCCCGGCACTCCTGTTTTCTTGGCTTCGTTCGCAGGGATACCCGCTCTATGACATCGCCGGAGACTGGTCAGACTATCGAGGAAGCGATAACGGCGGGACACTCGAGGCTCATCGCGGCGATGGACCTGGCCATCCGGCCGGTTGTCGTCCGTGACCTGTCGGACATCGCAGACCGAGACAAGCTGCTCATCGCCATCGGGCAACGCCAAGTTGTCGATCTTCTCATCAACACCCTTGACAGGAAACTGAAACCGGATGGATGACAAGCACACGCTCCGCTCGCAGTACGCGGCGGACGATGCGGTACGCACCCAGATCCTTGAGCGTGCCCGCGAGTGCTCCCGTCTCACCGACCCCACCATCCTGCCACCGCTCCAGCACGAAAAGGACTCCAAGCTACCCGACAACTACCAGTCGGTCGGGTCTGAGGGCGTCATCACGCTTGAGGGCAAGATGGTGTCGGCCCTGTTTCCACCCGGACTCCCGTGGTTCAAGCTCGAGCTCGACAGCGAAACGATGAACGATCCGTCGATCCCCGACGAGATCAAGCAAGGGCTGCTCCACGACCTCATGATCATGGAGCTGATCATCGTGTCGGCGATCGAGTCGGGCGAGGCCGGAGCCGGAGAAGAGTACAGCAACACGTTCCGCACGTCGAAGCGGCAGGCGCTCGCACAGATCATCGTCACGGGCGACGTGCTCGAGTACATTGACGACGACTACCGATTCACGGTGTTCTCGCGCGACAAGTACGTCACCAAGCGAAACACCCGCGGCGACGTGCTCTACCACATCATCAAGGAGCAGATCGACCCGCTCACGCTCACCAAAGAGCAGTTTGCGGCCAGCGGCCTTGACCGCGACGAGATGACGAAGCTCCACGTCGCCAAGCGGATGAAGGACATCTACACCAACGTCGAGTGGATGCCGCTTGAGAAGAAGTGGAAGATCGAGCAGGAAGTCAACGACAAGATCATCAACACGTCCTACGAGGTCGTGTCGCCGTACTTCTGCACGCCGTACAAACTCGCCCCCGGCGAAGACTACGGGCGCGGCCTGGTGGAGCTCCACCTTGGCGACCTGTCGTCGTTCGACACCGGATGTTTGCGAATGCTGGACTTCGCGGAGCTCTGCTCCAAGATGCTCACGGCGATCGACACGGCGTCCACTGTCCGCGAACGTGACATGACCAAGAAGACCGGCTCGGTTATTCGTGCCCGCGTCGTCGGCGGCGTCATCCAAGACATCGCCATGTTCAAGGCCGACAAGGTTGCCGACTTCAAGGTCTGCGCCGAGTCGAACGCTCAGGTTGCGGCCCGACTCTCCAAGGTGTTTCTCTCGGCATCTGGCTCTGTCCGCGACTCGGAACGCACCACCGCCTACGAGGTTCAGCAGGCGACCATCGCCGAGCTTGAGGGCGCCTTGGGCGGCGTGTACGCCCCGATTCAGTCGCACCAGCAGGATCCCCAGCTCAGTCGCATCGTGTGGCAGTTGCGGCGCGACAAGCGACTTCCTGCTCTCAAAGCGAAGGACCGCAAACGAATCAAGATCAAGACCCTTACCGGCATCGCGGCACTTGCCGACGAGCGCCGCGCCCAGCAGATCAAGGAGCTCGTGGTTGACGCCCAGGGACTCGGCGACATGGGCATCGCCAAGATCAATGCCGGCGTCGCGCTCGATGCCATCGCCCGCTACCGCCGCATCAACGAGCCGGGGCTCATCAAGTCCAACCAGCAGGTTGCTCAGGAACAGCAGGCCGCTATCGAGGCCGCAACCCAGGCAGCAGCAGCACAAAAGGGCGTGGACGTGGCCGGCAACGTCGCCGAGCACGCACTGACCCAAGGAAACAACTGATATGTCGCAGATTTCGTCAACCCCAACCCTTACCCCGGCGGCACCCGCGTCGCCGAGTCCGGGGGCGACCACGCCCGCGACTCCACCCGTTGCGTCAGACGCAACGCCGCCAACCCAAACGCCTGCCGCACCAGTGGCAACGTTGCCACCCGAGAAGGCGAAGCCAGCGGCTCCGGCGGCTGATCCATCGGTGATTTCGCTCTCGGCGTCGGTGGCGACGAATCAGCAGACCGCCGACACCGAGCTTGACATCACCAGCGTCTTCACCAAGGCTGGGCTCGATCCCAAGACCATCGCCACTGAGTATTCCACCAACGGAACCGTGAGCGACGAGACGGTGAAGCTCATTCAGGCGAGCGACCCCAAGCTCAAGCTCATGGGCAAGGGACTCATCAAGGACTTCGTGGCGGGCCAGGCTGCAATCCACACGCTCAACGTGCAGCGGGCTCAGTCGGCGACCAAGGCTGGAATCGAAGCGGCCGGAGGCGAGGACCAGCACAAGAACCTGCTCGCGTGGATGGGCCAGAACATCGAGCCCGCTCGCTTGGCTCGGTTCGACACCATGCTCAAGTCCGACCCGACTCTCTACCCCGACATCATCAAGATCATCGACGGCGAGTACCGCGCCAAGAACGGCGCCGGCGGCACGGCACCGATCATCCCTGGCCAGGTTCCGTCTGGAAAGTCTGGAATCCCGACCACCGCCGCCGAACTCGCGTCCATCAACAACCGCGCCCTTGCAGGAGATCAGGAAGCGGTCGCCATCGTCATGAAGATGACCGATGCCGACCGCGCCCGCATTCGCTCATGATTACAAAAGAACACATCGAACGACTTGCCAAGCTCCACGCCAACGCCGCGTTTCGTTCGGCTGGACCCCAGTTCTACGAGGACGAGCACACCGGCAAAGTGCGCGTCGCACACGTTCCCGTTCTGGACAAGGACGGCAAGCAGATCGAAGAGGTCTTCAACGACCGCAACGGCAAGCCTGTGTACAAGCCGCAGGACAAGCCTGGCGCGTCGCTTGTCCGCGAGACTCGCATCAAGACCAGGCCCGACACGGGATGCGTCTACTGCGACATCGTCGATCGAACCGAGAACCCGCCCGAGCGCAACGGGCACTGTCTCCGGTTCTCCAGCTACGCCACTGGCGTCGGAGACACCGAGCACCAGGCTCTCGAAGACGCACTCAACAAGGCCGAGGCCGCAGTGAAGCCGCTTACCCCGGCACAACGCGCTGACATCGAGGCCGGCCGATTTATCGACCCGGTTGCCAAGAGCCGGATCGCTGAACTTGAAAGGGAGCTCGCAACCTTGCGAGTGTCCAACGCATCCGCAACTCAGGTTGCGAAGCCCAAGAACGTCTACTAACAATCCCCCAGTCCATTTCTCCATGAAAGAGAAACACCATGACCGCAGTTTCACCAGCCAACTTTGCTGCCACCGGCAGCGACGCAGAAGCTCTGCTTCTCAAGATGTATTCCAACTCGTTCGTGTCGGCACCCCGCTCCGGCATCTTCCTCTTCGGCGGGCCGTCTGACCGCTTCATCTTCCGGCCTCCCGTCGCGGGCATGGGAGGCAAGTCGTGGCAGTACCTCATGATGGCCGACGTGCCGGCGCCGGAAGAGTTTGATCCCGGATCCGAACTGCTCGGCCAGGCAATGGCGATCGACGAGGGCACCATCGTCACCGACAAGTACGTGATGTGCCACCAGTGGATCGGCAAGGACAAGATGGATCAGGCCCACTTCCGGGCCCAGATCATCCCCCAGCTCGGCGAGAAGCACCGCAACCAGATCGAGCGCGGCTACGACCACCGCGCGATGATCACTGCGGCACTTGGAGCCCGCTCCACCACGGCCGTCACCAAGAACGGGCTCAACGTCCACAACGGCGGCAACCGCGTCACCCGTACCGGCGGCGGCTCGGGCACCACATTGGCAAACGCCTACTCGCTGGACTCCACCGGCGCAGCGGCTTTGCGTGCCGATCTTCGACTGCTCGGCCTGCGAATGACTCAGGACATGATCGCTCCCGGCCCACAGAATCGCGGCCTGATTCTGGCCCCCCATCTCATGACCGTGCTGACCTACGACAACACCGCCCAGGTGTTCTCCAAGGACTACGTCACCACCAACGACCAGCAGCGACATGAGATAAACGTCATCGAGAACTTCGCCGTCATCGGACAGGCCAACCTGTCGAGCGACGGAGGCCCGCTCCCTGACACCAACATCACCAATCTCCAGACCAAGTACAACGCCAACTTCTCGTGCCAGGCGTCCAACGGCATCCCCGGCGTGCTCGCATTCACTCGATCGCAGGACGGCGAGTACGGACTCGGCTCGGCCACCTTCGACACGCTCACCCATCGCGTGAAGTACTTCGAGGAACGGCTGGCATGGCTCGTTTTCTCCTACATCCGCACCGGCGTTGATGTCATGCACCCCTGGTGTCTCGGCTCGATCGAAGCCATCGCCTAACCCAACCGCACACTCATCGAACAAGGAAAGACCACATGGCACTCTCAATCACTCCCAATCCTCCCAACACGAAGTACCCGACGATCGCCAAGGCGATCGACGGCGTGCCCGCGTTCGGCTCTCAGGGCGTCTGGAAAGAAGCCCCGCTCCTGTCCACGATCATCAATCCCAACATCGGGTTCCACTACTTCACCGACTTCATCGCCGAGGCCGCCGACGACACCACCAACCTGTTGGCCGGGTGGGCAACGGTTGCCGACGCCGGCTCCACTGGCGGGCAGACGCTCGGCGACGCGGTCGGCGGCACACTGGCCATCTTCCCCGACGGCGACGACAACGACGAGGCATACGTCAGTTCCCGTAACGAAGTGTTCAAGTTCGCCGCCAGCAAGCCGCTTTGGTTCGAGGCTCGCGTGAAGCTCAGCGAGAACGGCGGCACGGCCGGCAAGTGCGGATTCATCTGTGGGCTGTCCGATACCGTCGCCGCCAACTCTCTGGTTGACGGCGGAACGCTCATGACTTCGTTTGACGGAGCCCTCTTCGTCAAGGAAGAGACGACCGCGAAGATCGACTTCGTGGGCTCGAATGCGGCAACCCAGGACAACGACGAGCTGCAGACGTGGGTGGATGACACGTGGTACCGAATCGGGTTCACCTTCGATCCCGGCGACGGCACCACCGGTTATCTCACTCCGTACATCGACGACGTGGCATTCACCCGGCAGGCGATCACGCTGTCTGGACTCGAAGAGATGCACATCGTTCTCGGTGCGAAGATGTTCGCCACGACCACCGAGGCGACGTTCCACGTCGATTGGGTCCGCGTCCTCCAGGTCCGCTGATCCGTTGCGTCTGACGCAACTCGATAACTCAATCCGGCCGGGTCGAAAGGCCCGGCCGTTTTTTCATTGGAGCCAGCATGAGCGGGATCATGAAATCGCCGGTCGCCAACGGAGTCGCCATGTCTTCATCAAGCAAGTCCCCGAGGACATGGAGCGAGGTTGCGTACTTCGCCCTGGAGCAGTTCAAAACCCAGCTCACGGCGTTCGTCGGGTTCCCGTTCATCGTCGCCACGCTCCTGGGCGCGTGGCACTTCCTGCGGCCCGACCTGCAGGCCATCTCCGGCATCGTCGGCCGCACCGCCGAGATCGCCAGCACCCAGAACGACATGACCAAGCAGCTCATCAGCCTGTCGGCCGAGCTGAAGCAGTCCATCCACGACATGAAGGGAAAGCAATGAAATCCACATTCGCCATGCTCACCATCGTTTCGGCTCTCCTGGCCGTGTGTCTCTTGTCAATCGCCGCACTCGCTGGCCCCGTTCCAACGTGCATGACCGCCTCATCCAGCGAGCAGAAGGACGCCGGATTCGCAGACTGGACCGGGAGCGGAATGTCGCTTCCGGCCACCGTCACCGTCACCAATCCATTCCCCGATGTCATCAGCAACGAGCTGGTGTTCTTCGGCTGGCCGACGGCGACCACGCTCTCCACGTCCAAGGTGGTCATCGTGATTCGACAGGTCGGTACCGACAACTACGGCACCTACGCCACTATCCGCTTGCACAACGAGCAGGGCGGCTTGAACCTGTACCCGCTGGAGTCGCAGCACATCACCGGCGACTTGCAGGCGTTCAAGTACGTCATCGGCCAGAACTGGGCGTGGGGCGATGGCGCGTACCTCACCGTGACCATCGTTTCCGACCTTCTCTCGACCGCGACGGTTGAACTGAACGCCCTCTGGGTGGAGTGATACATG